GACCTGAATCCATTGGGCAAACTTGATAAGCCCAGCCCCAGCCACACCAGCGGCCCCGCCAACGGCGACAAGCGTTTTCCATCCCCCCCTAGCTTCTGAAAGCGTTTTGTCGATACTTAGAAGGACTCGGCGCATTTCTTTGATTTCTGATTTCAATTCAGAAACGTCGTCCTCTAATTTTTTCACGGTAGCCTCTAAAGCGCCAAACTCTCGGGGGGGAATGTTCATGGCGTAGCGCTATGCGACGTAAGCGGCGCCAGTAATGTTGCCGGTCGTTATTGTGTTGACAGAAGGCGCGGCAATCGAAAGAGGCCGATTACTGATGTTGCCGGTAATAATGCAATCCGTTGTTGCGGTGGCGGTTGAAACAGAGTTCAGCGTGACCGTATTCATGTTAATAACGTTATCTTGTATTGAACAATTGGTTGGGCTTTCCAAGACAATCCCGCCGACAGTCGGCGCCACACTGTTTAGGTTGTTGCCGTTAAAAACGGATTGATAGATGTCCGTTTGGCTGTAAATGCCCAGGGCTGTAAATCGAATTTCGCAGCCTGCGACAGTGATCCTCTTGGCATCTTGCGTGGTGCCGTCAATATTGATGCCAGTGGCGCCAGTCATTTTGACGCCATTAACAACGATGCCGTCTAAGACGGCAGAGACAGTCAAGAGAACGCAAGAACCATCGGCGCTAATTGACCCACCAGAAATAACAGCGTTTTTGCGCGCAATCTGAATCCCCACCAAAACTTCATCAATCGCATTATCAGCAAAGACGTGGGGCAAACTGCCGCCTGTCAACGCGTCTCTAATGCCGGTGGCGTTCGTTGATCCTGGCGCAGCACTAAGGACGTTTCCGACGATAGAAACTGACCCGTTATGCGTCACCCCCGAAACTTGGTCGAGATCAATGCCCCGAGAAGAAAATCCGACAATTGAATTTCCTGCAATTGTGATGTGATCCGCAGCCGAGTTAACAAAGATTCCGGTTAGGTCAACATTGATTGCTGTATTCCCAATAATCACGACTTCGTGAGATGCCCATTGCGCTGGATTGACGGCGCTTGGATCGGAAGACTCGACCTTGCAGAAGTAGTCGCATGTATCTGCCGTGTTGAACGAAATTACGACGTTACGGCTTCCCTGCGAAGCGTCAATGCAATAGCCGCCATTGACATTGTTAAATGAGTTGCCAACCGCATGAGCGTTGTAACAGTTGGTAAACAAAACGGAGTGAACCGACGGGCCGGACGTTTTGCACCCACGGACAAAAATGTTTTTTGCATACTTTGAGGTTGAATCAATAGCAAGCTGGTTGCCGCCCAAAACATCAATTAGAAGATTGTCGAAGTAGCACCTTTCAATTGTTACCCCATTTACTGAGCCGTCAGCATTCGGGTCAATGATGATTGAACTATAACCACCATCAAAACAAAGATTAAACAGGCCAACATTGCTGCAATCTGCGGCCTTAAAAAAGCATTGACGCGTCGCGGGAGTCCCCCAAACAAGTTTAGATGCCGGTCCATCTCCAAACATTACTTGGCCGTCTGCCAGCGTCCATAGAGAAGTTCGATTAGGCTCGCTATGAGGTTCCCCCGCTGTAATTGGAGAAACCTTGTAAATCCCTTCCGGCCAGTAAACACTTTTGCCCGTTGCCAAGGCGGCTGTTCCTGCCGCCGTGTCGTCGGCTATACCGTCACCAGCCGCACCAAAATCCTTGACCGAAACGACGCCCCCTGCATTGCTATCCCAGGCGTAGCCGTTCCACTGCCAAGCCTTTCCGTTTGCGGAATAGACTTGATTCAGTGTTGGGGAGTCGGGGAAGTCAAGCGGCATGTTTATCTACCGGACTGGCGAACATGGCGAGGATGTCCTCGTAGTATTTCTGGAGTTCGGGGGTCATCAGATACGCACCCAGCCGTGAAGACCGATTAGTTCGATGGCATCCCCGGTGTTGCCGGTGCCTCCGTACGTCGCGTTAGCCCCGCCGTTGAACGCAGGCAAGGTGCCGATGGCGCGCGTTGTGCTCCACGCGGTTGACCATGTGCAATCGCTGTTCAAAGACTGAATCTCGAACGTGACGGTGCCGCTAGCGCAGGAAATGACAAACGCTTGCGCGCCGTCCGCGCCAAACTGCGCGATCCCCGTGTCCGTAAGCGTGGTGACTCCAGCATCGCGCACCGACAGGCGCCAGTTCCCCCCGGTGGACGGGCGCAACAGCGCAATGTGATTGGTGCCGTAGTTTTGAACCGGAGCAGAGCTTGGCGGCCCCGACGTGTCCACAAGCATTAGTGCGACGACGTTTATCCCGCTCGCCATCGCCGCGCCGCGAAACATGGCGCGCAAGTACCAGTCGCCCGTGTTGTTTGCTTGCGCGTACCTAAACGGACGATACGCAGACGGACCAAAACTCCATCCCCAAGTAGTTGTCGCGGTGTGCTGCGTTCTAGGAAATCTTTGTGATGGCGAACCAGAATTGACAGTTGCGGAAATCTGACCAGCGACACTACTGAAGTTCGGAGTTGGAAAGGCCGTACCAAAACCGGATAAGTTGGCGCCGTTGCCGCCAAAAATGGCAAACGGAATAACAAGGTCGCTACTCTGGAAAAATGTTGCCGACGCGCCCGCAGCATTTAGCGTCGTGCCCGCCATGCTGAGGTTCGTACCTAGCGTGATCTCTTGCGGATCGCCAGCGCCCGAGCTGCCGCGGCCGATTAGCCGCGACGCCGCGCTTACGTCCTGCATCTTGGCGTAGGTCACGGCGTTGTTCGCAATCGTCGCCGTGACAGAGCCAGCCCCCGAGGCTGTAACGTCACCAGTCAATGCCGTGATGCCACTGCCACCGCCCCCGCCGCTGCCACCACCGCCCCCGCCATCGCAGCACAACTCAACCCATTGGGATGAAGTTCCGTCGTCAACCCATGTGTATTCCTTGTTCGTGCTTGTATTCAGCCACCGAGCACCATTAACAAGAATCGCGCTCGTGTCTTGCGGGTCGGTATCCTGAACGTAGAGTTTCCCCTGCCTTAGCAAATCCTCCACAATGTTCCGCGCCATGTCTGAAAGGGCGCGAGACAGTTCCGGGGGCGTATCAGCGGGGAGTCTTCCGACGTACTTGCCGTAGCTCATTTAAGACGGTAGCGGTACTGAAGACCAAGAGCACCTTTGGTCGGCCCCATAGGAGGTTGGAGCATCAGCGCCATTTCATGCTGACCGAGCTTCCCGATGAGGCTCGGCAGAACCATCGGCAGAACATCCTTGGCCGGATAGCCAGTGACAGCGCCAAGGGTCAGGGCAGCATCTAGAAGCCCATTGACCGGATAGCGCATTTCCTTCCCGGCGTAGAAAGAGGGTCGGTTATAAGAGTTCTTGTAAACCCCTCCGCCCCATCCGTCCTTGGTCATGTAGCCAATGCCGGGATTGATCTCGTTGAAGTCTTTGGAGCGGTCGAAGTGATAGGAGGCCATTGGCCCCAACAGAAGGCCGTCCATTAGTTCATCAGCCTTCCGCTAAAGGTCGTCCCGTAGGTCACGGGGTCAACTGAGTTAATAGAGAACCCGACGTTTAAATCAATCGTGTCTCCAGCAGACAGGTTGATGATGCGAGAGATTGCGGCCGTGGCAGGCTGCCCAGAAGTCGCGCCCTCGCCCCCGGCATAAGCAACCCTGCTTCCGTTCCTGCGCAGATCAAGGCCGAAACGGGTGTTCGCAATACCTAGCGTCGTGACGTTGGCAGTAAAGAGATAAACACCCGGAGCCGGAGCGGTAAAAACCCCCGTCGAGGCATTGAAGTTGCTGCCGTAGTCGTGTTCTTCCGTGTACGACCCGATAACGCCGGTCCCCAAACCTCCGGGCGTGGTTTTGAACGCCGAAAAACTCGGAGGCGTGACCCGCAGGTAAGCCACACAGTCCCAGGTGCCTGAAGTCCTTTGGCGGAACTTGGCAATGTCCCCCGAGGCAGTAACGATGTTCAACGCATACGGGAGAACCAGAGTCGAGGAATGCGTGAGCGTCAGAGCCCCCGTAAACCGCAGCGTGATCTCCCGCCCATCCCAAGAATTAGTGGAACCAATCGCCGTGATGGTCGTGGTCCCCGTGACGTTGAAGCTGGAGGCCGTAGAGGCAGGGGTAATGGTCGAAGCTGAGGCAATGTCACTCCCCGCCGTCACCGTCTGACGGGTGAATGCAAGACAAGTCCGGATGGCCTCGTCAAGGGTGTTTGCCTGATCAGTCCCCGCAAATGAGTTACTAGCCGGGGTTACATCAAGGGCTTCGATGGAAGCAGGGACGGGCATGTATAAACTCCAGACAACAAAAAACCGGCTCGGGGCCGGTTGGGGGTCTTATGGAAGACGCGAGCTTTTGGCGGGCGATGCTGCCGCCGATCTTCTGGCTTGTCGTGATGGGCGGTGGACTTTGGATCGTCCGCCGCTTCTTTCCTAAAGCAGAGTTCTGGCTGTTCGCTCCGCTTGGTTCGGTTATCGGGCGCCTAAGAACTCAGCGGTTCCTAGCAAGCCGACAGGGCGCGAAGCGGCCAACAGCAGAGCCTCAATCTCTGGCGTCACGTTCAGAAGGCCGCCGCTAAGGTATTTCTGCCCAGCGCCCGACGTGTAAGCGCGAGCCAGTCCCGCATTCATCGCGGCCATTGGAATCCCGGTAAACGGGTTGCCAAAAAGCATCTGCTGTGCGAGCTGCCCGCTATTCGGGTTTTGCACGCTTTTGAATGCCTCTCCGACGCGAGCAACATCCGCCAAATCTCCCGACATCTGCCCTGTGCGCAGTTGCGGCCCCATCTGACGAACCGCAGCGGCGGCACGCGGGGCGCTGATATTTCCGCCCTCTGCAACATTCGACTTCGACAAGGCTTTGAACGCCGTCCACTGCTTGCGAACCGTATCCCACGCCTCTTGATCGGCCTTTGACAGACTAGCCTTGGCGGCATCGTCCAGCGATTCGCGCACCGTTTTCAGGGCCTGACCGAGGGTCGCATCGCCTGCTCTAAACGCTGTGCGCGAGGCGTTTGCGAGTTCCGTGTGAATCTCTTTGTAGGCTTGCCCGGACAGTTTCCCCTGCGCTGCCAGATCAAGCCCTTTATCCACGAGCTGCGAGACTTGCTTATTCGCAAACGGGCCACGGGCGACGTTAGCGCTGTCAATCTTGACCAGTGACGACATGAAGTCCTGACCAAGCTGCGGCGCGGTGACGTTTTGGAGCCTTTGGAACTCTGAACCGATCCGGTCCCGCGCAGCGGCAAAGACTGTTTCGCCCGCCGTATCCGCGTTTTCACCCATCGCACGAGCGCCAGCCCGGTTGATGGCCGTTTGATTCGCGTCTTGGATTGCCTGCATCCGCCCCGACCCGCCAGGCGAGCGAAGCAAGTAGTTTTCAAAGTTCGCAAGGGCTGGATTCTGAGTCGCCTGCGCAGCGGTCGGCTTGAACCCGATGCGCTCGGCAGCGGCCAGTGCTTCAGGAGAAGCACCGGCAACGCCCCTCACAGGCTGTAGAAGCCGCGATACGCCAAGACCAAGCCCAGCCCCCGCCGCGCCACCGGCAGCGGCCACAGCGCCCCGTTTAGCCCGTTCCTCGGCACTCCCGTAGCGGAGGGCTTCCGGCAGGGCAGCGGCCAGAACAGACCGGCCAACCACACCGGCAGCGTTTGCCGCGCCAGCAACAGGGATAGCAAGTGACGGCAAGGCTTCCCCGATGCCAGTTGCCAAGGGACGGCGCTCGGCAAGCGGCCGGTAAATCGCTTCTTCATCAGCGACGCGCTGCCGCAGCTCTTCCGATGCTTTTTCGTTGCCAGTTGCCCCGTAGTAAAGTTGTTGGATGCCCTGACCGATGCGGGTTGCCATCCGGCCCCCGCCGATCATCGCCGCTTGAACCGGCCCAACTTCTTCCGCAACCGCTGCCGGACCTTGGGGCTTTTGTGCCTGCCGCATGGCATTCACGCGCGCCATTAGATCGGCCTGCGTTGTCCCCTCGGGGACATTGCGAATAATGGTGCCGTCAGGCAAGCGAACGTCCATTAGCGCCCCGGAGGAAGTTGGCTGAAATCAATCACGTTGTTTTGACGCGGCGGGCTGTAAGCGGGCGGCATCTCCACATTCATGAACGGTAACAAGGCTTCCGCCCCCGGCATCTGGCGCAACGCGTTGACGTTCGATTGATGCGAGGCAATGCGGGACCGCGCCACCTTGTCAACCGTCGTGGCAAGCAGGCGCAGTTCGGGGCCGGTGAAGGTGTCAATGTTTCCAGCCGCCGCCCTGCGGATGATGTCCCGCTCGGCTTCGGTGATTTGACCTTGCCCCTTCATCTGTTGGGCCGCGTCAAGTTCCAACTGCGCCATCGCCTGAATTGCTTGGCGCGTGTTGGTCAGTTGCTCCGCAGCGTTTTTCCCACTCACGCCGAACATCTGCCCAAGTTGAGAGCCGAAGATGCGGAACGTCGCGCCAGGGCCAGCGATCACGCCTTGCGGAGAATCAAGTGCCTCTAGCAGTCGGCTAGATGTGGTGATGGAGTTCGCAGCTGCGCGGGCATTGGCGGCGGCAGATTCGATCTGCTTGCCCAACCCCCCGGCCAGTTCGTTCATGAACGGTTTGGCAGTGTTGACGTTGTTCACTACTTGGGGGCCGGAACCAACCGCGCGCAGTTCACCGCTGCGGCTGTTCCTTTGGAGGATTTGACCCGCAGGCGTTGACCCGACCGTTTCCCAGCCATCGGCAACGGGGCCAAGAAGCTCGCGCATTCCACCGCGCCCGTCATCAACCACAACACGGTCGTCCTTGCCAACTTTCATTGGCTCAGGGCGGCGCGGCTGAAGTGCCGCCATCGTCATGGCCCCTTGCGGGCTCCCGCCTTCTGCGACGAACTGACGCGGATCGAACGGCTTGGGTCCCTGCGCCATCGTCTCGGGGCGCATGACGGTCGAACCGACAGGGAATTGCGGCAGAGCGAATTGCGACATCAACTGCTGATCGCGCTGCGCCTGTTCTTGTGCCCGCTTGATCTGGTCGAGTTGCGCTTGCGTCAACTGACGATTGACGGCCTCTCGCTCCCGCCCCGTTTGTAGGACGGACGCCCGATTGAAGCCCTCAAGACCACCGAGAAGCCCTTGACTCAGAGCCCCGGCGAAGTTGCGGCCACGGTTATCCAATAGCCCAGCGGCAAGGGCAAGGATGCCCTGCGTCCTCGGATCGTCTAGAGAGGTTCCGAACATCAGTTGTTCCCAAACATGCTATGAACGTCCATCGGAGGCTGGCCGATATTCGGCTGCGGCATCTGCGGCTGTTGGGGCTGTTGCGGCTGGCCCATTTGCGGAGGTTGGAAGCCGAAACTAAACGGCTGCATGAGTGAGTTCATGTAGTTGTTCATGCTCATTGCAGACGGGGACAAGCCCCCGCCAAAGCCGCCCATCATCGGGGGGGCGCCAAGCGAGGGGAACAAGGGACGCGAGAAACCACCGCCCCAGTTGCCAAAGCCGCCGAAGGGTGAACGGAACATGCCGCCACCAAAGCCACCGCCCATAAACCCGCCGCCCATCGGGGGAGTACGCATCCCACCGCCGCGCATGGGGGAGGGCATGAAGCCGTTTGTTTGCTCCGGAGGCATCCCTTGCTTGGGGTCAGCAGTACCGGGGAACGTCGCCATCGGCGGCTCTTGACCGCCCATCGCGTCAGCAACGGGGCCAGTGCGCATCCCGCCACCAATCATCCCGCCGCCGTTCACAAAGCCACCGGGGCGCATCATGCCGAGCCAGTTACCAAACATTCATGTCTCCAATCAACGCATGGGGGCGAAGCCGCCCCAATCGTCATAAGCGCCACCAGTGCGCGGCCCGCCACCAAAGTTGAACCCGCCAAAGAGATTGCCGAGTTGACCACCGGCTAGAGCACCACCGAGGAATCCGGCAGCTTGATTGCCTCTAGGTTGTTGTTGGGTCGTACTTCCGCCCATGTTGTTGCCAAACGCCCCTAGAGCCGCTTGCCACTGCCTAAACGGGTGATCTTGAGCGCGCATGAATTCGTTTTGAGCCGCGTTCAGGAAGTTCTGACCCTGCTGCTGTTGGAGTCCGCCGATATTCAGCATTTGCTGACCCGGCATGAATCCGGCCTGGAACATATTCGGGGCCATGCCGAGGGCTTGCATGTATTGGCTGGCGTTAAACTGCCCTGTCTGCTGATCCCGGTTCGCCTGGTTCTCCATCAAGTTCTGACGGTTGGTGAAGTCTTGGAACCGGATTTGGTTGGCAGCGTTTGCCATGCCTTCAGAGGCTTGACGAGCAACATTCGCATTGCCGAAGGAACCCGAGTTAAAAGCTCCCGTGCCCATCCGGCCCTGCACATCATCTAGGGTCCGATTGACGATGGAATCAACGTACTGGTTCGATTGAGCTAGAGGGTTAAAGCCGGAACTCACCCGGTTGCCACCACCGAGAACGCCACCCAAACCACCTTGGGCTTGATCGATAAGCCAAGGGTTCTGAGCCCGGCCCATGATCGAGTCCATGCCCTGAAACTGCGCGTCAGTGAACCCGGCAACAGGGTTGAACGGGAGACCCTGAAACGGCAGGTTCAGCATGTCCATGCCGCGATTTCCAACCGCTCCGAGAAGCGGCTGAAGCTCCGGGGGGACTTGTTGGGTCGTGGTTTGAGACCCGCCACCCTTGGACCCTCGGGAGCCAAAGAGGCCCCCGAGAAGCGACACGCCTGCCGGAATCAATGCACCTAGCATTACCTGCTCCCTGCCTGAATAAGGGTCTGGTCTTTTGCGTTGACCCGAACTTGACCCGTGAAGTCGTATTTGATGCGGTGGAATTTCCCGCACTGCCGAAGATCGAATTTGTTCCTTGCGTTGGTCGGGGTATCCGAACTCGCAATCGTTCCAGAGGCGTCTAAAGAATCGCCCGCCTCGTCCAAGGTGTAGCCCGTAGCTGTCGCAGTCGTTGGGATCGTCTGGTAACGAAGACGGGTCTCTGTCAGGTGAGACTCTGCGTCTTCAATGCCCACGTCTTCAGATGTAAACGAAGTCGCCCCCGGGACACCAGAGAGCGTCTGTAGGGTGTTCGACCCGTTGAAGACGGCAACGAATCGGGCTTGAGCGGCCACCTGCGAGTCAATCGCCCCCACAAGCGCGTCAATTTGACCCGAACCCAAACCGTCAACCGTGAGACCCGGCGAGATGTAGACAAACGCCGTTTGGATCGTCCCGTAGCTGACTCGACCCCATTGCTTCGTGGTCAGGTGCCAGCAAAGACCGGCATCAAGAGACCCGGAAGACGACACGCTTGGGTAGAAGATGAAGACGCGATTCTTTTCCCTGTTGTAAAGGGCACGCGTGTTTTGGATAAAGGCTAGATTGACGTTGTTATAAAACCACTGTCTTACTTGCCCATCCGCAACCGGAATCGGTCGAGCCCCATCGAACAGCCAGAAGTTGTCCGGACCAACGAAGAACACCCCTTGATCTACGGGGCAGGCAGCGTCTTTGCCCACACACCCGGCTTTCACCGGAACCTCTTGGAAGCGCCATACCTCCGGGACTCCCACATATTCCCCGAGGAACATCGCATCGCGCTTGAAGATCAACGCGCGGTCTCCAAACTCAAGCCCTGCGGTAATCGCCCCGTTGTCGTTTCCGAGAAGACGACCCGCGTTCGCCTGAGTGGCAACAGAGGGCGTCCAGGTCGTGTGATCGTTTAATCCCGAACAAGCCCACTGATCGACAAACGAGTTCGTATTGCAAGCGAAGACGAAGCCACCGCCACCGGCTTGAACGACGAACAAGACCCGCGCTTGTGGGGCTCCTGAGACCGCAGCGAAAGCACCGGAGGTCGCGGCTTGTAAGGTGTTATTCGGAGATGCCGCTAGGTGTACGTCACCAAATTGAGCGAAGGCCCAAGATGTGGTGCTTGTGTACGAACCGCCCCCAGCACTCCGGTCGGTCCAACTGGTTCCAGAAAGTTCGTAAATCTTGGTCGCGGACGCGGCAAAGGTCTTGGCCGTCCCCGCTAGATTCGTCAGCGTCGCCGCTTGAACCGCTGAAGCAGCAAGGTTATTCGCCCCGATAGATACGGCAGTCGGCGCACCTTCCATCCCCGCTTCGTAAGGGATGAAGTTTGAGCAGTCCGTGATGACGCCGGGGGTTGTGGTCGGTGCGTCGGGAGTAAACCCAAGCAGAGGCGTCATGCCGCCCGCATCCGTACCGATCCGGCCCGGTTGCCGTCGTCAATCGCCAGCTTGGCGAACTCGGATTCACTCTGCGCTTGATACTGAGAAGCAGCTGCCGAATCCTTTAGCCAGATCGCCCCGTAATACAGCGTCAGAAAGAGGTACAGGTTCGGATGCCGAGTCAGCAGCCAATTGGTTGTATTCGTCGCAAGCGGCGGGATCGTCGTGTAGTAATCCAGCGTCAAAGGGCCGTATTGCGTTGACGTTCTGATCTGGTCATTGACGATGGTGTAGACCCGTCGTTGTTGGGTCGTGTCCTCAAACGTCCGATACCTCGGGGGCGCCATGTATTCGACTTCCCCCTGTGTATCCGATAGAGCACGCACCTCGGCAAAGTCAGCCGGGAGGGTTGCGACACCCGAGGTAATTGACAGGGCCGTGCTGTCCTCGTTCTGAGCGACACGGATGCGACGATTGAACTCGGCTTCTGCCAATGACACGAAGTTCGGAATGACGGCAGTCGCATTGCTCTTATTGAGCCAGGATGCGACAGACGTTTGGAGTTCGCTGTAATTGGTCAGGGGCATTTACGGTCCTAGAGGGGAGATTGCGGCGCGATAGTGCTGCCACCACTCCGGGTCAGTGTCTTTGTATTCAGGAAAGCAAGGCGTGCCAATCGTGTAGTGGCGCAGCTTGTCGCCTTCGCTCAATTCTTCTTCCAGTGCCAGCCGGTTCCACTCGGGGGGAAGGGTGGCAATGTGCGTGTCATCAAGCCATTGGAACCGATGCAGGAACTCCCCCGAGGCTTTCGCCACGAACTCGGGCGTCAAGACCCGATGGGGATAAAACCCGCAGTTCCAGACAACGACAGACGACCAATTCTTGCGGGGGTAATCCGCGTTTTTGTTCCCGAGGTACTTAACTGGGTGTTTGGTCTTGTAATCGTGCTTTACGACTGCGACCCCTTTGTCCCACGGGCACAGGTCAACAAGGTCTTCAATCGGGGCACGAACGATCATGTCCCCGTCCAGAAAGACGGCCTTGCCTTTGTATCCAGTTAGATACGGGACAAGAAACCGGGCATAGATGAAGTCGTTCGACCCGTCTCTACGCTCCCCACGGATGGGCGTGAAACTCAATCGGTTCGGGTCTTTGCTGCCCGTGATGATGGATTGAACACACGTGTGATAGGCAATCGCTTCTCTCGGGTCAAACCCGATGAAAACTCTTACTTCTTCACGAACCACGTGTAGTTTTCTCCAAGCTCAACCGCATGGCCGTTCTTCTCGGCCCACTCATCAACTGCTTGTTTAACCCCGAATGGGAACTTCGGGTGATCGTAGTCATGGCCTGACAACCAACCACCTTTTTTCACCAGCGGCCACCAGGCTTCAATGTCTTCCTTGCACCCTTTGTAAGAGTGGTCCCCGTCGATGAACACGAGGTCGAATTGTTCGTCCTCAAACTCCGAGGCACAGTCAACCGAGTGCTTGACTTCGATCTGACGACGGTGGCGGGCAAATTCCGTCTTCAGCTTGGAAATCTGCCGGTACATCGATTGTTGTTCGACGGTCAGGTTCGTATGAAAGTCTTGCGAGGCTTTGTAGTCCTCCGAGACCTTCAATGTTTCCCACGGATCAACCATCAACAGCGTCAAATCCGGCCTTGCGGCGAGCAGGATCAACGACAGATCGGCAGCGAATACCCCGATCTCCGCACAACAAGGGTGAGGCGCGTCGTTCAGTCTTGCAAGGATTTCTCGGGCTCTTTGCCCCGCCGCTGTTTGAGGGACAGGGTAGACGTACTGGATAGCATCCATGCCTTACGTTCGCCTTTGTAGTGGAGGATGCGGGCGGTTGCCGGCTTGTCCTCGGGTGCTTTGGGTGAGTAGTTCCATTCCTCGCAAGGAAGCTCCAGCACCTTGAACTTCTTTGCGACATCCCTTACGGAGACCTGATCCCCGTACCAGTCTTGAAGACCGGGGGTCAGTCGCTTGCAATACTTGTAAGCCTCAACCCAAAACTCAGGGTTCTTGCAGAACATGACGCCGGTGTTGTACGGCATCATCGCTGCAAGGTCTTCGCCCCTCGGACCCCTGACAGACCCCGGAGGGCGCCAGGTCAGGGCCACATCAAAGTCCTTGGCCCAAATCTCGGAAACATCCTTTTGAAACAGGACGTCCGTATCGACGACGAGAGTCGGCTGCTTCAGCTCCGCAAGGTGCCTCATTCGGTAGGTCATGAGGCGCTTTTTATCCCAAGGGATACGCCTCACAGCACAGCCGTCAATGACCGGGGATTCATCGTCGGTCATCTGAAGGAACTGATAGCCGAACTTCTTTCCTGACTCGACCATTAGGCGAGCCAAAGAAGCGTCGGGGCCTACGTGGAGAAATGCGACAAGCAAGGGACGGCCCTTCTAATCGTTTCGATCCAGGGTTCGTTTTGTCTCTGCCGGAACAAGCGGAGGTCGTACCAAGGGAAAGTCTCTTGGCCGTACAACCAAATATGCCGGTGAGGAACGAACGTCAAAGTTGGTTTCCCAAGAGCACCCGCAAGGTGATGGGCGGAACCGTGTATGCCGATGACCATATCCAACTCAGCAACCAAAGCCGCCGCGTCGTCATAGTCTTGATTCTTCTCAATCCACTTATTCGACCGAACGGGCGTGCCGCTCAGGTCTTCGGGCTTATGGGCAAGCGAAATCCAGTCCGCGTCTATCGCGTCAAACATCGGCCAGAAGGCTTGAACACCCACCTTGCGAGGGGATGCGAGGTAATGCTTACCCCCTCCCGTCCACGTAATGCCAATCTTCGGGCGCTTGCCCATTGCGTCCAACCAGCCCCGGAACATGGCGCGCCTATCAGGGTCAGCCACGAGATAGGGCTTACGGGGGAACGCTTCTTTACTGTTCCGGTAGAACTTGGGAAGGTGCGCAATCCCACAAGACGCGTCAATCTTGTACTTGTTCGGCCATTCGACCGGCTCAATCCTTCGCGTCCCGTACACGTCGGCATACGGGAACGAGCGCCGAAAGAGTCCTTCTAGACGGGGATCGCATTCAACGATCAACCGCGCGTCTTTGGATGCATCTTCAAGGCATGAGGCATACATGATCTCGTCTCCGAGACCCTGCTCTCCATAGACGACGACCGTCTTGCCTTTCTCCCCCTGCCAACGGGGCTCGCCTTGGTACTGGATCGCCTTTCTAAACTTGCGGCCGATCTGGTATTCAAAGCCCTTCCAACCCGCTTCCCAATTGCCTAGAGCCAGGTTTGCTATGCCGTGGTTCGATTGGGCTGAAGCGTTCTCAGGGTCCAGAGCGACGGCTTTTGTCGTCCACTCCAGCCCTTCTTTCCACTTGCTTTCGTTCAGGAGGGTATTGGCAATATTTGCCATGTACCCGCCTTTCTCGGGGTGAATCTTGTGCGCCTTGAGATAGAACGTCCGGGCCTTCTCGTTCTGCCCCGTTCCCTCCCAGCACATCCCCAAGTTGTTCAGGATCGTTGCCGACTTCTGTAGGAGGCTGTCCGCCCGCTCATACAGAACCCGCGCAACCCCCCACTGTTCGGCCTTCAGGTGAAGTTCACCGAGAAGGCAGATCGCGTGGGCATTGTCTGGATAGTCGTTTGCAAGGGCCAAGGCAGCGTCATAGGCCCCATCATCCAACTGCGCGGCGAGGTCTCTCGCCTTGTCGTACCGCTTTTTAAATTCGTCCACTGCTAGTCCGCAGGTAACGGTACTCCGGGTCGTTTAGTTTTCTTTCAATTGCCTTGGTGGCGTTCTTGTCAAAGATATTGACGCCCTCTTGCATCCATTTCAAAACAACAGCCTCGGGAATACGGGCTGCGTGATAGAAGCCGCTTTTAATGCCGCGCTTCTTGTAGCCCTCGTCGTTGAACAGTTCTTTGTTCTGCTCAAGGATCGGCGCAATGTTTTGTCGGGTCTGGTAAGTCGCTTTGCCGTCTGCGACTTCAAGCCAGGTTTCAACCCCGGTCAGTTCGTCGTAATTAACGAGGATGGGCATGAAAAAGGGGGCGAGGTTGTTAGCCCCGCCCCCAGTCAGTTACGCCGTGAAGCTTTGGAGCTTGGCGTGTGCGTTCGGGTTGTCCACCACCAGCGTGCATTCGGTGATGATCTGGCCCTTCTCAGCGTCGCCGGTCTTCGCAAGCTTCTCGTACTTGATCGGGCGCAGGAACGCGACCGACACATAGTCCGGATCAACGCAGAAGATCGCCTGGTCACGCTGATAGCGGTTCAGAACCACCGAGTGCTCACCGAAGTCGGAGATGTAGACATCCACCGCACCGACCACAACACCTTGGTTCTTGCCCTTCTGGCTGTTGTACGTGCCAGCGTAGGACGAGGCGCCCGCAAAAGCGGCAAACTTCCGCTTCTGGATTGCCGAGGCCATGATGATGCGGGGATCGCCGCCGTCTTCCCACGCCAACTGAAGCGCGGTCAGAACGTCCGCTTCCGTCAGGGTCGAGGCCGTGCCGTCCACCGGGGCCACCCAGTCGCCCGAGCTGTAGCCCAGGGTCGTGGTCGTGGTGTTCGACAGCGCGCCTTTGACAGCGTTGCCACGGGCCGTCAAAGTGGCAATGGTCGACTCCAGGCCGCCCATCGTGCGGGGCACGTTGTCCGAACCGGCCGACGACGACTGGTTGCGAACCAAAGCGAACTCGATGTCGCGCTTGATCTCTTTGCCGCGCTTGGCAATTTGATAAGCGAATTCCTCGTCACGCCCGTATTTACGCACAGCGTCAGCCGTGCCCGAAACCATCACGCGCTTCACGAAGATTTGCGTGCGGTTCGACAAGACCGTGGTCGGGGTCACGGTGGCAAACGTGCCATCGTCGCCTTCAATCTGCGCGTTCTGCGCGGCAGCGTCCAGCGTGTCGGTCTGCCACTGATGGTTGGTGTTGCTGGCCTTCTTCCGCTTCGCCATCGTCAGAAGCGGCGTGTCGGTCGGGGTGATGTTGAAGATGATGTCTTCAACGTCCTCAGCGATACCGGCAATGTCGTAGGTCTGATTAGTACCAAAAAGTTGCGGCATTTCTACTTACCTCGTCTCATGCGCGCCAAGATCGCAGCGGATGCATCGCGGATGTGATGCGTTTTGGCCAACCGCTTGTCGGCCTCGTCAATCGCTACTTTCTTGGTGCTTGTTTGGGATGCCGATGAACCCGGTGCGAGGGTTTTCGGCGCTTGGGTCACCTTCTTGGTGACTGCGGGCTTCTTCGCCTGAAGGTCGTCAAACTGCTTTGCTTTCCAGAATGCGACCGCGAGCGATGGATGCTCAAGAATGGCGAGACTCAGCGTCTCAGTCGGGATGTCGTAAGCCCGTTCGGCGTATTTCGCCAATTCGACATCAACCGACGATCCAGGCGTATACCCTTGGATGCGCTCTGACAGGTACTTGGCGGCAGCTTCATGCTTTTGCGTCACGTACTGTTGTCGCTTCGATTGGTATTCCTGATTCAACTGTTGCAACTCGGCATAGACCGCTTGGCCCTTGCTTTGGAGTTCATACAGTGAGGCTTGATATTGAGCCGCCTGCCCAGGGTTCGTCCTCCACAGTTCGGGGAGGGCTTGCACGATTGCCCTAGCTTGGCTATCCAGATTGTGAAGCTCCGCTTGCTTGGCAAAACCCACCTGTTGCATCTGACGCTCGAATTGCACAGCTTGCCGTTCGGCTTCAATCGCCTTGCGGTGCTCTGCGACCTCTTGCGTCTTGCGGGTGTAGTCCGCTTGCCTAAGCAGTGCGTCTTTGATCTTGGCGGGAACTTTCAGTTTCTCGCCTTCGTACTCAACCTCTACGGAGTCGTCCACTTCCTCGGCTTGTCCCTCGTCGGGGGCTTCGGTCGCTTCTTCCTCGGTAGATGGCGATTCTTGGTCGTCCTCTGCCTGCGGCTCGGGCTGCTCAGGTTCTTCCTGAGACTTGCGAAGCCGACCAAGAATGCTTTCCGCTGCTTCTTCTTCCGTGATTCCCACGTTGCCCGCACCAAAGACGGCGGGGCCTTGCGTCGGGGCCGCTGGGGCTTGTCCGTTTTCCATAGTCACCTAGAAGCCCTTGCGGGCAGGGTTGATGCGGCTACAGATAACCGCGAACAAAGCGGCGCACCTTCTCGGATGCGTTGCGCTTAATGATCTCTTCAGCGTGCTTGCCGTCTTGGATCACCCGGAGGATGTTTGCCTCCAGGTCATCCAACAGCTTGAGCATCAACCGAAGTTCGTGCTGCCCCTCTTTGTCCCCTACGGGAGAGGTAGCCCACTTGTCTACGATGGCATTTCGGACGCTTGTGCGCGCCTCTTTGAAGATGTCGTTGTCCCACAGGGCTTTCGCCCGTTCACCACGTTCGTATTCTTGGTCAGGGGTCATCGAAGGATTACGCAACGCACGCCGATTTGAGTGCCGGATGTGTCCGTGCGGCGGAACGAAACGGCAGAGGCGAGATTGCGACCGATGCCAGCACGCACGCGAACCGTGAAGCGATCATTTGCCGGGACGTTCTGCACCGTTACGCCGTTCACGCGGACTTCAATACCCGTCGACGGGGCTTGAATCTCCACGCCATTGGCAGGCACCGCATTAACGGTTGTGAAGTTCGTCCCGGTGGCTTGGGTGTTCAGAACTAGGGCTTGGGGCATGTCGTCTCCTAATGCAGCAGAAGAACGGCGATCTCTTCGTCGTCTTCCTGTGCGCGTTGAACTGCCCGCGCAAACTCGCGGGCGTAGTAGTCAAGAATGCGTTTGTTCGCCTCGTCTGCCATCTTCTGAAGATCGGCAAACGGGTATTCAATCTGAATGACTGGCGGCACATAGGCCGCTTCGGTCTTCGGTAGCGTCTTGGCTTTTTGCTTCGCCTTGACGACTTCCCGTTCGATGATCTTCTCGGCTTCTTCTTCCGTCGAAACCTGAAAGACCTTGCCCCGAACAACAATCTCAGCCCGCCGACGAAGGAACGACCCGGCTTCAGGACCGGGAGCGCCCTTGCGCTTAACAGGGGCAGTGACTTCGGGTTCTACAAACGCGCCGAAAGACCACGCGTTTTCATCAAACGCGGCCTTTGCAAACGAGGTATCCGAAAACGAGGCCACTTAGACCCCGCGCCAGAGATTCCCGGCCGTTCCGTTACCCTGAACCACCGCGCCATTCATGCGGTAGACGTTCACGTCCACCAACCCGGCAACCGTGAAGGTCAGGGCAGAAGACGCAAGACGACTCGAAACCGTCGCGTCCAGGTTGTCTAGGTTAGGCGCCACCGTCGCGTTAATCGCACCAGCAGCAAAGCTGGCCGTGGTGATCGCGCCCGCAGCAAACCCGGCAACCGTGACGTTTTCGCCCGGCAGCAACGCAAAGACTTCTTCCCGCAGATCGATACTGTCCGCGCCAGTCGCCGTGATCCTTAGAACAAAGTCGCCTAGCGTGTCCGTATGGGCAGAAGTCAAGGCGAGGCTGTACCAGCCATTCCCCCGTTCCGTCACGGTCGGAGAAATTGAGGCAAACGCGCCCCCGGCCTTGCTCAGGGCAATGGTCAGCGTTGCGCCAGTAACGGGCGTTACATAGTCCGTCGCGCTGACTAGGTAGACCATCAAGTTACGCGCAGTGGATTGCTTGAGCATCGTTACCCCTTATTCACCACGCGCGACTTGCTATACGTGTTGCCTCCACCGCCCCCGGCGTAAGTGCCGGTGAACTCCGTCCCTCCTGCGCCATAACTGACACCGGACCGCACGTCACTAATTGCAGGCTGTTGCAGCGTGCCGGTGAAATCCGCCCCGGTCGGGCCATAGGTCACGCCAGAATCAACGTCCCCAACAGCGGGGTACGTCCCGCCAGCCCCAACGTCTTCCACTTCAAACAACAGTTGCACTTCGTGCGAGCACCGGGCGGACGGGTTGATTTTCCTTATCCCGATCCCCTGGCCCTCGCTCAACACAATGGCCGATTCCGTACCAAACTGCATGTCCGGCACGTACTTTCCGCGCCGCGTCAGTCCGCCCAATCCGGTCGAGCCGGCAAACCACGGGGATTCGGTCAGCTGAATGCGGCGCATCGCGGGGATAGAGATCAGCCCGCCAAACTTTGCGCCGGCCCTCACGGCGTTTGCATTGGTCCGAACAATGATTCCGCTTGCCAAAGGGTCGGCAGAGTCCATCGGGCTCATGTCCGGCATGGCCGCGCCTTCGTCCAGGTATTCAATCGCTTCGTAACTAACTTGGGGTTCTTCGTCCGTCCCCACTTCGCGGATCTGAATCCGCTTGATGTGCAGGACCACGCCAGAGCCCGCGCCATTCATCAGCGAAAGAACAGCGCCGCTATCGGCAATCCTCGGCTCAATCACCCGGCTAAAGCGATACGTTTCATTTGTTGCCGGGTTGCGCACAACCATCGTGATGCTGTAGGCATGAATTGCCATCGCATTGGAGCCGACGTAATCGAATGCAATGCCTTCACCGGCATTCAGCACGATCATCTGCGTATCGGCATCACGATCTGCGTAGAACTCGCCAGAATCGTTGCCCGACCGGGCATCCCCTTGCCCCTGCGCGATCAAGTAGCCAAGAACCCGAGCGAAGTTCAACTGCGGCTGAACCATCACCCGCCGATATTGGCTGTTTGCAACCACCGTCACGCTACGCGGCGCGTACAAGCATTGAACCTGACTAGGCAGATCAGCGTTCGCGCTGTCCAACTTGAACGGAGTTACCGTCCCGACATCAGGCCCGAACGACGGATCGCTTGCCGCCGTGATCCTTTGCACGTTCAGCACGGCCACCAACGACTGGGCCGTTGTCATGGCGCGCGTATTGAACAGCTTGACCTTGACCTTCTTCCCCGAGCCCTTGCGGTTGAACACCCCGAGAGCCACCGGGAGTTCAAAGTACGGATGCCCAGTAATCGCAGTGGGCGGCTGCTCTATAGCGAACGTGTCATCGCCCGAGAGCAAAACCCGCGCGTAATAGCTCGGGTTGCTCACGATTAGGTCGCGTCGTCAGTAAATTCTGTCCAGATGTCCGCCGCGCCGGCCGCGCCAGTTGTGTTGAACAACTGCAAGCCTTCGTTCTGGCGAACAGCCACTTTCTGAACGTCAGTGTCACCGTAGCCGGCATCCCAAATCACGTTCAGCGGCACGAAGCATTCCAACTCGTCAGACGTTGCGGTCGATGCGCTCGGCTCGTCCGATGACCACAGGATGCGGCGCATCACAGCCGGCGATGACCCCCCCAGCGTGCCCGAGTTGCCATGCGTGACCGAGGACAGCGCGGAATTCGCGGAGTCGTGCGCAACAGGACTCACCGACGTAGGCGTTGTCCACGTCATCGTCGCCGGGTACTTGCGCAACTCCATGAAGCAGATCACGCCAGTAACCGCGCCAGTCTGGTTGTTCAGCATCCCCATCCGGGCCACGCGAATGACGCGCGAACCACCGTTCAGGATGCCCGCCATGACCTTGCTAACCGCAAAGGTGACGCCCTGGTTGTATCCCGTCCACGTATTAGCCAATTTGAACCTCTTTTTCGCTGTCCGCGACCGTCACGGGTCGCTCTACAAAGTTGTCCGACTGAAGGGCCTTTAGAACCTTTGCCACGCCGTCCCGGCGATCACCATTCGGCAGGTTTTGATACCGCTGCCCATACACACCGAGCGCAAACGCTTTTGCCCTGTGCCGTTGTTGTGGCGTCAATGGAACCGGCGTTTCACAGATCAGCCCGTGAGCCGACCAGACGAAGCGAAGCGGCCTCACTGCACCCCAACCACACGACCAGACTGGTCACGCAGGACAGTCTTCGGCCGATTCAGGGACTCTTGCAGGGCTGCGACCGCTTGGGCCAGTTGAGACAGCCCTTCGGACATGACCATCGCGGTTTCCTGGTTCGCCTGCTTTACCCCCTCGGCAGAGGCTTTCAGTTCGTCACCGTTGACGTTGATCGTCGGCTCTTTCTGGCCCTGCATCTTGTCGAGCATGTCGAGTTGCAGCTTTACCCGGTCAATCTCTGCCCGCGTTTCATTGGCTTGGGCGTTGACCATCTGGCTTTGTTCGTCAATCACCGCTTTCATTTGGGCGATGACCTCCTGCGTCTGACTTTGCAGTTGTGCGATGTAGAGTTTTAGTTGCCTCTCGGCTTCGGCGTTCTGCGCGTCAAGTTGCATTTGCGCCTGCTTGATCTGGCCGTCTTGTTGGAGTTTCTGCATTTCAAGCATCAACTCGGGCGGCGGGCCTTGAGGCTGCGGCGGCGGCTCCATGCTTGGGTCTTTGGCGAACTCGGTCGGGTTCTTGTACCCAATGGCCGTCACGATCTTGGCAACCGTGTTGTAAATGTGCCGAGGTTCCACAATGCCCATCTGGCCTAACTGCATCTGAAGACCGATGAACTGCATGAGGAACTGCATTTGGGTCTCACGGGAGCCCGTCCCGAGACCCACAGAGATACGAAGGTTCTCCCGCTTGGCCCATTCCCTCGGATTGACCGTCACCCACTTGTTCCGAAGCCGAATCGTCTCGGCTTTGCGGTTATGAGTGAGGGCTAAGTGATGAACGATCTTGAACAGGTCTTTCCAGCCTGTTTCCGCCCATGTACGGGCCATCAGTTCAACGCGCGCCATGTTGGCGGACTGCTGAACACTGAGACCGAACGCAGTCTTGTTCAGGGCGTTAGCGTCCCCAGGAGACTGCGGCATGACCTTCTGAATGCCCGTCCGACCTTGTGCCACCCGGTCGAAGTATTCGGACATCTCTAGACCCAAGCCCGCTTGGGCAGGGGTCACGAGCGGCATGATCGCTTCGGCAGGAGAACCCTTGACCCGGACGACGCCACCAGGCTTAACCGTCAACAGGTCGTCTAGATTGACCCGCGAGGCATCAACCGCATTCCGGCCATTGATCGCCAAATAGCGGTTATCCAGTTCACCACGGATCAGCATGGACTTGATGAACTGAACGTCCATCAGGTCGTCCGCCATCGACTCCCCGTAGTGCTGATGGGGGAGAGGATTCGGGGACCAAGCCGCTACAGGGATGACTTCGGCCGTCTCGTTCAAGAGAACGGTCGTGCCAACGAGGATCAGATGGCGAAGCTCTGCAATCCCGTCCTCGTCGTGGTCAATGCGCGCCCAAATCTCGCGGCACTTGACTCGACGTAGGGACGGATCGCCATACTCGCCCTCTTTGTCCCTGAACGGTTGGAACTCGTCCCGCTCGTCACTTTCCCATTCGCCTTCGTTGGCTTGGGATGCGGCGTCAGAAATGTCGTCGGGAACATCAAACCCTTCGGCCCTGAGTTCCGAAATGGTCTTGTATTCCCAATGTTCAAAGAAGTTCGACTTGCAGGGGCGAACAGAGGTCGAGTTGTGGTCGATTAGGACTTGCTCAGGGGGAATGTTGCACAGATCAATGCAACCTTCCTCCTTCACCCGCTTGAGCGTCACGTTGTAACAGACGCCCATCAGGGGATCGGGGTATTCCTCTTGTTCGACAACCTCAATGTCCGGGTCTTGGGCAATCATCGCCAGTTCTTCCTGGCTCAGACCCTTGTACTTTTCTTCCTCAACCGTCTTGGCGTCGTTCCAATAGGCTTTGACGTAGCCGGTCTTTTGCAGAAGACCATCCGTCAGCCAGTTGTATGCGATCTCGTACCCGTTGGCACGCTCAATCTGGAGATTGACGTAATCCGTCTCCTGTTGGGCCTGCTCTTCGTCTTCCGGCCCCCGAGGGTCGAACTTCACGACCTCATCACCGGAAACAAAGATTTTCAGCAGCGGGGCTTTAACCGCTTCAATGTGATCGTGAACGTCACGAGAAACGACCTGCGAGCGGTCGTCCTGCTCGTTCCCAAAGGGCTCGCCCTTGTAATAGTCGAGCGCCTTCGTCCGCTCGTCCGACAAATCCCCATACTTCTCCGCTTGGCGCTCTAGGCGCTCAATAGCGGAAATCAGGTCTTTGTCGTTCATGCGATGTTCGGAACCTTGTAGTTGAGGGGCTTGCCCCAGTCGTCATTCGTCATCTGCTCAACAACGTGCGCGGCATAGCGGAACATATCCGCACCGTGGCTGTATTCGTCGTGAACAGGCTTGGCAGGCTCCCCCGTCGTGGTGGGAATCGCCCGCTTGTATCGCTTCAGGCACTCAACCAGGCGCGGCGTGCCGTCCCTGTCGAAATAGGTCTGCCTCAAAACAGACCGCGCCAACTTGATGCCGTGTTCAACCGGGGCCTGCGGGATGACGGTTACATCCCATCCGAGATTTCTGAGAATCTGCGCGGCAGATAGCCCGGTCTTGAAGTCGCCGTGATCCCCGTCATGGGGAAGGAACAGCGTCCCCCAGTTCATCTTTAGGTCTTTCAACTCGGCAGACCAGTCATCGAGGGTCTTGTGCGACCCCTCCAGATACTTGATACACCGCAGTTGACTCAGGTGCCTCTGAAACAAGCCAATGGACATGGCGTCGTTCCAGCCCAAGTCCCAAACCGGGAAGACTTTTAGTTTCGGGTCGTACGGAACAGGACAAATCCGGCCCTGCTCTTGTATGGCGATGATCTCGTCGGCGTAAATCGCCCCGGCTACCGCTGCCCGAGGCTTCCCTTCCCAGATGTTCTGGTATTCCTTTGGGTCAGTCGCTTGAGAGTGGAGACGTTCTTGCTCCAGAACGCCACCAAACCACGGGTTGTCCGTGTAATTGACCTGCGCGACAAACGCACCAGGCGGCGGGCTGACAACAAAACGCTTCCAAGTCTCATCGGTGTCTAGCTCCGGGTTGAAACTGACCCAAATTTCCGACCCATCTTTGCGGATCGTCGGGATCAGAATGTCCCAAGATCGTTTGGATACGGCCTGGCCTTCTTCGACCCAGCACCGATCAACGCCCTCATACGACTTGATGGATTCGGCCGTCTGGTCGCTCAAACCGGCGAAGATGAACTCAGTCCCGTTCGCGCCCCTAATCTCGGTCTGTAGGACCGTATAGAAGCCCCCAAGGCCAAGATTCTGGATTTGGTCGGACAGGAGCTTGTGTACCGAGTCCTTGATGGACTTCTGAACCTCTCGGGTACACAAGATGCGCAGCTTTGTTTGCGCGCCTTGGATCAGCAACGCCCTGGCAAAGCCCCATGACTTGCCCGAACCCCGGCCACCGTGGGCAACCTTGTATCGGTGGGACTGAAAGAGAAATTCAAGCTTCGGCGGGAACCGAACCTCAATCTCTGCCAAACAGAACCCTCATCGTCGTTTGGACAGGGTTCTCAGCATCCCCGGCCACAGTCACAGACTGCGCGGGCTTCCCGTCTAACGTGTCCCTTAGTTCTTTAACCGCCCATCCCTCGCCCTCAGCGGCAAGGTCTAGCAGTTTCTCGGCAGCAGCCCTGAGCCGCTTGCCGTCATCCTGAGCAATCGCACGCGACAGAGCGCCATAAAAGGCTTTGCTCTTTGCCGCGTTGTTGTTTCCTATTGGAGCGCCCATTGATTCAATCGGTAACGTTGCGATTTAGCAACGCTTTCCGCCTTTTGCTTTCTTGGGCTTCTTGTGCTTTTTCATATGGCTCCTAGTGTTTCCTGCCTTTTGGCAGACACAAAGAAAAACGGCCCGCCAAGTTACAAGCGGGCCGAAGGCTGCGAATAGGTGCGGCGGCAGGGCAGCTAGGGGATTAGCTCAGGAGAGAGGTTCTGCCCGCCGACCGCATTAGGTACGGAGGCAATTAACCCACCTCCGGGCAGTGCAGAGTGTCAAGTAACTTCCGCTCTTTGTGGACTAGAAAACGCTTTGACTTTGCGCGGCCCCCACTTCTGGCGCTTAGGAACTAGCGTTGAACTGATCTGCCCGGAATCCTCCAGCCATTGCAGCGTCCCGGCTAGGGCAGGGGAGTCCACCTTTAGCGCCTCCCTGATCTCGGATTGGGTCAGGTCGGGCTGTTCGTCCAGTAGTTTCATGACGCGGCGCGCAAGGCTCATACAAGGAATCCACGGTCTTCAAGCCTGGGCACAAGCTCCAGCACTGCCATATCGAACACGAGTTGCAACTCCATCTCCCTGAGCCTTGGTTGTCCTAACGTCCCGATCCCCATGCTTTGATGGATGGCGCTCTGTAGCCTCCGGGGCAGGTCTTCGATTGCCGCTTGGACTGCCATCATCCTTTGGCTGTGCCTAGCGTCCCACAGGTCGGCAGAGTCGGTCTCTGCGGTCATGTAGTTGGACTTCGCCCCTTCTGCCCAACTGACCTGTTGGGGATACCAGAGGGCAAGTCTTTCAGCGGCAGAGGCCCGCTGCCATCTAGCCCAACAGGACAACAGGTCTTCGATGGCATCGAACTCGGTCACTCAACCTCCACCGGCATCAGGTTGGCAATCTCTGCCTTCCTCTTTGCCATGAATACGTCCAATTCCCTGATCCTGTAGCGTTCTTCCTCGTTGGCAGAGGCGGCACCGTAGATCAGCGAGGCAAGCTCAACCAGTTCCTTGGCGTACCGCGCTTCCATGTGGTGATCTTGTCTTGCGCTTGCGCCGTCTAGATGGGGAATGATGTTCTTTAGACGAACAATCCAAAGGCTTGTTTCAATCATTGCTCTTGGCCTTTCGGAAGATTGCGCAGCATGTGCTCCCATACGGCGCCGATTGCGTGAGCGTCTAGCGTCACCATCTGGCCGCGCCAAATGCCGTCTGAGTCGTTGACCCGCACGCAGACCGGCGCCAGCATTTGCGGCCAAGGATCACGCGGCACCATCAACCACTCGTCAAGGGTGGCGGGTTGTGCAGATGCCTGCCCGCCGCAGGCTGCTGACTTGTCATCGATCAAGCCAGATGCAACTCCTCCGTCTGCACGCGGCCACGGCAACGCACGAAAAACCTTAACCACTCCCAACAAAGCGCGCCGCATCACTCACCCCATCCCAAAAAGTCCAACAGTCCCATGTGCCCTTCGGCACGCTTTGTCTGCATTGCCTTCAACTGCTCCCGGTAATGACGGGCTATGTCCGGCACTTGCTTTTTGATCTTCAACGCCGGCCGGTTCTTGTCATACGCCAGCCGGTCTAGTTCGATCTCTCCGTAGTGCTGCACCATCAACTTTCTGTGCTCGTCGCGTTCCCTGCCGGTGAAAACGTGGCATCCGTAACAAAGGGCCAAGAGGTTGTTCTTGTCGAACCTGACGGACCAATTGCCCCGGCTGTGCCAATGGGCGGCATGGAGTCCTGCGCTGTTCGTTTCATGCTGGGCTCCGCATCGTTGGCACTTCCAGGCGGCACGTTCGCGGACACACTTGCTAAGTGCCGCGTCCGCTGGCGTTATCTTGATTAGCCCCACGCCACGCCTCTCTCACGGTCTGCAACCATTCCTCGCCCCCGTGCCTTCTGATGACCTCGGCAGCTACCTTCGGGTCTTTCATCGTGCGGACCAAACGAAGGCAGCAGTTCATGCAGGACAGGACGTAGAGGCCGGGCTTGTGTTCGCATGTCACACCGGCACAAGTTCTTGCCCCGGACACCAATCGCACTCACCCGGCTCGAAATACTGCGTTCCACACTTGGGGCATTCATGCGTGGCTAGAGCCGCTGCCGGCGCATCGCCTGCTTTCCAATCTCCTAGAGCTTCAAAGCCGTTCATTGCGTCTCCGATTTCCACACGGGCCAAGCCACCGTGCAAATAGTTGCGGTTACGTTGCCGACAAGCAGGCCAATCAGAAACGCGGCCGTCCCATCAACGCCAGTGGTTTTAACGACCAACACAACAATTACCGTCGCTAAAGCCCACAGCGCGACGCATTTGCTGATGTTTCGCCAGTCAGGCTTCATTGCGTCTCCAGTTCGTACATGCGCAGGGTTTCGTCTGTGCCGTCGTTGTCGCGCAACGGATAAAGCTGTACGTCCAACATCGGCGCGGTTACGTGTCGGCCTCCCCATGTATCAACCAACGGGCTGCCAAGACTCCGGCACCACCAACGAAAACCCTTCGTTGCACACATAGCAACAAGCGGCTCGCTTTCGTTGGCGGCTCGCTCCACAACAACCAACTTGCCGGCGTTGATTGATTCGCTGCGCGCCACAATCGCCAAATCACCCGGCTTGCAGTTCATGCCGCCTCCGACCCATCTAGGCAGACGTGCGTTACGCAGCTAGGGTGCTTTTCGTTGATCTTGGCTAAAGCGTCACTCGTCATCGCGCCACCAGACGCCAGCAAGAACCACTTTGCCCACGGGCCGTTCGCCAGCTTCGTTGCTTCCCGGCGCTTGTCGGCGTACAACTTGTTCCTTGCCAAAATCAGTTCCCTCATCTGCGCGTACATCTGCCGGCGACGAAGCCGGTCCCGCTCCCTGATTTGCTCCAGGTGCTTCTGGCGGTAGCGCGAGTACTTGTCTTGCGGCTTGTTGGGCGTAGTGCCCTGCTCTTGGTCGTTGTCCATCGATGATCTGCTGTGCCCAGGCTTTAGGGTTCTTGGCTACGTCTTCACTCAGGCAGCGGAAGGTGCCTACGGTGGCGTCTGCTTTCATGCGGCGCCGAACATGGGTTGCTGCTCTGCTTTCGGGGCGGGCTCTTGAAACAACTTTCCTTGCGCGTAGGCTTGTTCTATGCGGCGGCAGGCAATGTCGAAATACTTGGGCTCGATCTCGATGCCGATGAACTTGCGGCCTAACTGGGCGCAGGCGACGCCAGTGGTTCCGCTGCCCATGAAGGGGTCAAGCACCAGGCCAATAGTCCAACGCACAACCTGCGCCATCAACTCCACCGGCTTTTCAGTTGGGTGCCAATCGTTGCCCGTGCGAGCGGCGTGCACCACGTCAGCCGGGCGCTGCAGCGGGAAGCGATGCGCCGGCCCTGGGTAGAACAATGCAACCTCGGTTTGCCGCGCGTGCTCGTGCTCCAGGTCGCCCATTGACCAGTTGTTCTTAACCCACGTCACGCACGACTTTGGCCGCGCCACGTGCTGCAGGTTGTCCCAACGGCAAAAAATGTATTTGCTGTGCGCGGCCTCTAGCTCAACCGCCCACTGCAAGCACTCGACGCTGCCGTCATTCGCTATTGCCTCGTGCTTGATCGCCCGATGATTCGAGCGGAATGCCATGCCATAAGGCGGATCAGTAATCACCGCGTCCACCTTCGGCAGCGTCGGCAGAATCTCCAGACAATCGCCTAGGTACAGGGTGGCGTCGCCAATCTGCTCGACTCTCACGCCGCACCCCTCACCAGCGCCAACGCCCTACGGCTGGCCTCAATCGCTTCCGGGGTAGGCGCCTTAACCTCTTGCTGGGGCTTAAACTCGGGCAACTTGCTTTGCTGGCTCGGCAGGGACACCTTTAGTTCATCCAGAAAACTGCCCCGATTCAGATAGGTGGACGGCATCGGAATAAACCCCTCGTGCCACTTCTCCGACCGCTTGTGTTGCTCCAGAACGGCAAGCATTTCCTCTAGGGATGGATGAAGAGGCTCCGTCTTCACCCAAGCCCGCATGGCGTCTAGCTTGGCCTGCTTCAATGGGTAGGCGGCGTACCAAACATCAAACTTGGCCTTCTGCTCTGCCGTGAGCATGGGGAGCATTGCCGTCTGTTTCACTTGGCCCCCAATCGCGGATGAATCACGAACCGCTGTCCACGGTCGGTCTTTTCAGCGCCGGCTATCAATTTCTTGTCAAGCAGCTTGGTGACTGCCGAGTTGATCGCGTTCGGCCAAACGCCAATCTCCGCGCCAAGTTCGCCTCTTGTCATTCCGGTTTTCTCTTCTGCTAGGAGTTCAAGAATCCGAAGGGTCGTGGTCATGTGAAAAACGTCAGTGCTGGTTCCCCTGCGTAGTTCCCAAACGCAGGACAAAAAAAATCACCCGAAGAGGTCCGGGCGAAGGTCTTTGGCCTTCACCTTCCCTTGGGTGACTTCCTCAATCTTCTTGGCAGTCTCGCCAGAAACGCCGGTCTGCCCCGCCTGCCATAAACGCACCGCTTCGGTCGAGACGCCTAGAGCCTCTGCGATCTGCGTACGTGTACGACCCACGTGTTTGAGTGCTGCATCAATTGCGGTAGGCATATGGAACATTCACTTGTCAAGGCAAGTTGGATTGTGCCAAGTTCCGTTTGGAAACGCAAGAGGGGATTGCTGTATGGGCTGGGAATTGGTCGCCAAGATGGGCTTTATGAGCATGGGGACGCGCATAAAGGCCCGCAGGGAAGAACTAGGGGTAACCCAAGAGGCACTGGCAGAAGTGCTCGGGGTTTCCCGCGAATCTGTTCGCCTATGGGAAAACGATGAGGCCGCCCCTCGTCGGGATCGGTTGGCAGACATTGCCAATGCGCTGAAAACGTCGCCCCGTTTTCTCTTGATCGAAGAAGAGCCCGAGCGCCAGCCGGCCAGGCCGGTTTCACCCAAAGCACTGCATGTCGGGTCGCTTTGGGAGCGAATCCCCGATGAGGCCAAACGCCGAGAATTGTTTCTGGAGATCGTCCGCTATACGGCAGCTGCCGAAGACGAATACGTTGGGCTGTTCCTCCCTGCTGCTCAGAAACAGGAATAGGCAAGCCAAGGGGTGATGGGGACCCCTTTGGCTCCGGGTTGATCCCCTCGGCCCTCGCTCTTCGCGGCAGATTCTTCTTCCAGCGGCCCCGTCAACTCCGGTGGGGTACTCCGGTTATCACCTTTCTCCGCTGTTCCTGGTGGTCCCTCTGCAAGGCCACCTGCGCCGGCTTGCCAGTTAGCGCGCCCCCTGTCCTGAGTGCCCCCGAGGGTTCGGGCATTAGCTAACGCGCTCTGACGACCGTCAGTTGTTTTGCTGGCGAGGCCGCGCGCTACTGCGGCTCCCAATCCACGCATTGCTGCGTCCCCTTGCGGAGCTAACCGGCACGCCGCCCGAAGCGCCGTTCTTAGCGGTCGCAGCTGCGGATTTCTAATCCGCGCGGCGTATGGGCCTAGCCGTTAGGCGTGTCTGCTTTCCACGCCGCTCGCCAGCAAAACAACCGACCCCGCCAATGCAAAAGCCCACAAGGCCTGAGACGGGGTGGAATCGGTACAGACGCGCGATGGTGTCCGCACGGGGATAACTCCCCGTCCCGTCCCAGAGCTTGTGGGCTCTAGTGGTTCATCGCACGCATATACCGATTCCACTCGGTAGCGCGGATTAGACACTGTAAGAAACCCCATGCCAAGTTTGCCTACGGCCTAAAACCTACCGTTCGTCGGAAAGTTGGCATATTCGCCAAGTTGCGCTTGCTTGTTCCAAACGTTGCTTGTAAAGTCTCTCCATCGACACGGCGCACACACAAAGCGCCACAGGAGAGCAGCAAATGAACGCCCCCAGCCTCATCCGCCAGCGTGCGGCAGAACTCCTGGCAGAGCTTGCCTACAACCGCGACGTTGAATGCGACTACGACGGCAAGCGGCAGAAGTTTGGCCCTCTGCTGACCCGCTTTGTCCTTGAAGCGATTACCGACCGGGACATGCAGGCAGTCGTGGAATGCGCCGTCAAGGATGATGCCCATGAGACCCACGACAAGCTCATGCGGGAGATCAAGATTCAAGCCGAAGTGATTGCTGAGGGTGAACTACCGGACCCGTACCAACGGGAAGTCGAACGGCGCCAGGCCGCAGCGGTGGACGCTGAGATTGAGGCGCGGAAGTATCAGGAGGTTATGTGAGCAAGCCCGACACCATCAAGATTGACGAAGTGACCTACGTTCGCGCCGATGCGAAACCGACCGGCAATCGCGCCGTGGTTGTGGTTGACCGTGGCTGGATTTTCGCTGGCGACGTGACACGCAAGGATGGCCGCATCTATCTGACGAATGCCGTGTGGGTGTTCCGCTGGTCTTCGATTGGCTTTGATGGGGTTATCAAGAACCCGGAGAAAGCCGAAATTCGCAAGATTGACGACGTGGACATCCCTGCGCAGTCGGAAGTGTTCTGCGTGCCGGTGAAAGACGGCTGGGGCCTGTGATGTTCCGCCCAATCGGCAACGGCAACGGCAACGGCTACGGCGACGGCTACGGCAACGGCAACGGCAACGGCTACGGCTACGGCTACGGCTACGGCTACGGCTACGGCAACGGCAACGGCTACGGCGACGGCTACGGCGACGGCTACGGCTACGGCGACGGCAACGGCTACGGCAACGGCTACGGCTACGGCAACGGCTACGGCTACGGCGACGGCTACGGCTACGGCGACGGCAACGGCGACGGCACTGCTGGAAAGGTTGGCAAATGAAATATCACACCGAAACCCATAGGCCCATCCCTGCCGAACCCTGTACCGACTTTGGCATGGAAGACCGCCATTCCTGGCTGCGTGAGTTCAACCGGCCTGTTGATTGGTTTGATGTTTGTTTGGCAGTCATTGCCGTTGTGGCTTGGGCAATGCTGTTCTTCATGGTTGTTAACGAGGTGGCGCGATGAGCAAGTACACACCAGGGCCGTGGGCCGTGGGCGACATTGAAGATACGGCCATAACAATGCGCTCGCCAGTAGGTCATGTGCTTTATCGAGGCAACCCGCGATTCACGCGCGCAGACGCCCGCCTGATTGCCGCCGCACCGGAACTTCTCGCAGAGTTGGCGCACCTTGTTCGCTTGTTGGAGCCGCTAGAGCAAAGCGGCGCGCTAGACGTACCGGGCCTTGCAACGCTTAACGGAGCCCGCGCCGCCATTGCCAAAGCGGAGGGCAAATGAAGATCAAACCGATTCACCCCTACGGTCCCCCGGTCGGGCAGTTCAAGGCATACGAGACCAACGTCGCGGAGACGATCAAACGAGCGCAGCAGAAATTAAAGCTGCGGGACTTCAACCCGTTCGACGTTCCGACGACGAACATCCTTCCTTACAGGACTGGCAATGACCGCTGAACTGGTTGCGGCCCAGGCGATGAACTGCCGCCACGCAGAACACGCGGCAATTCGCGCACTGATGCAGCGGCGCTTTCGCTCCAATCAACGCAAGGCAGGCGCGCCAGTAGACCGGCTGTTAGAAAAGGTTGCGTTCGGCGCAACCGATTGCTGGCATTGGATTGGTCATTGTGACGACGCCGGCTATGGGCGCATCAACTTGGCCGGGCAAAACTTCGCGCACCGCGCCTCCTATGCGGTGTTTGTGGGGCCGATTCCAGAAGGGCTGCGCGTGCTGCATAAGTGCGATGTGCGCGGCTGCATCAACCCTGAACACTTGTTTCTCGGGACGCAAGCAGACAACGTGCAAGACATGTGCTCGAAAGGGCGCAACCGGACGCAGCCTCTTTACGGCAGCGCCAATCCAATGAGCAAGTTAGATCGGGCAGCGGTCGATTTGATCCGCCAGCAAGCCGCAATCGGGATCAAGCAGATTGACTTGGCGAACCAATACAAAGTCTCGCCAATGACCATTTCGCGCATCGTGCGCAGGGAGTTGTGGAAGTGAACAAGAGCGAATCCATTGCGAAACTCGCAGAAGCCTGCGCCAAGGCACAGGCCAAGATGGTCAACCCAAAGCTTGACCGGGTGAATCCGCACTTCAAGAGCAAGTTCGCAAGCCTTGCCGCCGTGCGCGATGTGGTTGTGCCCGCCTATGCCTCTTGCGGGGTGTCCGTGTCGCAAGACGTGACGGTTGAGGGCGGGGCAGTTCACTGCCGCACGATCCTCGTTCATGGGGAGTCGGGCGAATGGATGGAGTACGGCCCGCTGGTAATCGCCACCCAGGCGACGGCCCATGCCATCGGCTCTGCGATTTCCTACGCAAAGCGTTATCAGTTGATGGCGGTGGCGTGCGTGGTCGGGGATGAGGACGACGACGGCAACGCCGCGTCTGCCAAGCCGGAAGCTGCCCAGCCCGACCCGTTTACCCATGACCCGGCGCTAGTCGGTGGACTGAAGTCCGCCAAGACCCTGCCGGAACTGAGCAAGGCATGGAATGCCATCCCGACGAATGTCCGGGCAAGGTATGCCGACCTGAAGGACGCAGAAAAACAGCGCATTACCGAAAGCGAGGTCGCCCATGCCTAACGACGCCCCCCAGCAATCCGGCGCCTGGCTCCGTCAGCGTCTCGGCTGGTGTACTGCCTCACGGATGAAGGACGTTCTGGCCGTCCTGAAAAACGGCAAGCCTTCGGAGGCGCGGAACAAATACATGATGGAACTGGTGGCGGAGCGCATGACGGATAACGTCATGGAACGCTTCGTAACCGATGCCATGCAACACGGCATCGACCAAGAGCCCCACGCTGTTGCCGCCTATGAGGCTCTGTCCGGCGAACTGACGGAGACCTGCGGGTTCTTCCCTCACCCTCGGATTGAGTTCTTCGGGGCAACGCCTGACCGGCTGTTGGGCGAGGATGGTCTAGTGGAGTGCAAGTGCCCGTCAACCATCAAGTTCATTGAATGGCGGCGGGAAGGCGTTGTGCCTGACGAGCACAAGCCGCAGATGCTGGCCCAGCTGGCCTGTACCGGCAGGAAGTACGTGGACTTTGTGGCGTTCGATCCCCGCGTGTTGAACCCTGATGCGCGGTTGTTCGTTCGCCGGTTTGAGCCCTCGCAAGAGGAAATCGCAGCGGTCGAGAAAGCGGCAGAGCAGTTCCTTGCCGAAGTGGATGCGCTGTTTGAGTTGGTCAACTATGGGAAGGCAGCGTAAATGGGTATCAAGTACGAAATCACTGCGGTAACTGGCGAATACAAGAACCGCGACGGCGAGACCAAGAAGCGTTACAGCAAGCTTGGCGTTGTGATGGAGACCAAGAACGGGCTAATGGTCAAAGTCGAGTCGATCCCTATTGGCTGGGACGGTTGGGCCTACCTGAACGAGCCCCGCGAACGCGAGGAAGGCGCCACGAAGTCTAGGGGTGCGCCAGCTACAGGCGGAATGGCCGACATGGATTCGGACGTGCCGTTCTAACGATCACGAGCGGATGGCGTAGTGGGAGCGCAGCAAGTCCGAGACACCTAAACGGTGGAGTAGGCACCCCAAATGGCAGGCGTCGGTTCGATTCCGGCTCCGCTCACCCAACAGGACAAACAATGAAAAAGACCATCGCGGCACTAGCTCTATACGCTTTTAGCGTAGCCCATGCCAATGTCCCTAACCAGGGCGGCAACTTCTACGACGGGAACCGCCTGTTTCAACTCTGCACAAGTTCCGTTGCCAGCGAACAGGCTGTCTGCCTTGGCTACGTCATTGCCGTGGCTGACACCAGTCGCACGCGGAACTGTTCGCCGTCCACGATCAAGTCCGGGCAACTTCGGGATGTTGTGATTCAGTTTCTCTCAAGCAACCCCGCCCATCGGCATGAGGACGCGGACACTTTGGTAGAACTGGCAATCCATAACGCATGGCCTTGCCAGAGGCAACAGAACCCCGCGAGGAATTCGCTGTGACTGACGATCTGATTGCCCGGCTGCGCGGCGTTGCTCGCCGGATGCGTGAGCGCGCGTCTTTGTATGGCGACGATGAAATAGTGGACAAAGCAGCCGCGCGCATCGCGCAACTGGAGGATGCGTTGCGTGAGGCGTTGCAGTGGGTTGAGGAGGCTGAGTTGACTCATGGGCGCACGTACAGCGCGGGGAACGCCGCCCGCGCCGCCCTCGCCCAAGCACCGCAGGCCGAGCGGCCCGGCGAAACCTCAGACCATTGGGAAGAGCCGGCGCACATCAAGCCCGCGTACTACGTCCAGCGCCCTGACGGGTCGTTCTCGGAGGCTAAGCCTTCCGCAGTATCCACCGACATTCTTTTGCAGTTTGCGGGCTACCTGACGACTGCCATTCCAGAACTGCGTCACTACGACACTGCTTCAATGATCGACTGCGTAAACGACTTTCTTGATGGGAGTGAGTGATGAGCAACTGCGGCGTTGAGCACAACTGTTTGCCCTGCGAGGGCCAACAGCCGACAAGCCATCGGCCAGACCCGCGCGACGCTGTAATCGCAGAGCAGCGCGAGGCGCTCAAGTTCCTGCTTGAGATGACCGAGTCCGACCCGCGCGACTTTGGCGACAAGCCTCCCGGCGCATATGCAGCCTGCATGGAAGACGCGCAGGAGCAGGCGCGTCGCGTTCTTGCCAAGGTAACGCCGCTGTCAGTGCTGGCCGAGCAGCCCGCAGACATGGTACTCAAGTGGGAACCGGCGCCAACGTCAACGAAATGGGGTGCGGGCATGGTCGAGGCTCTTTTGCCTATTGGTAAAGATCACACGCTGCGGTTGTACGCCGAGGAAGAGGTCGCACACCTTGTGCCGTGCGTTCTGATCGCCGCCGCAGGGGGTCAGCCGTGAGCGACCTTGACGCATTCCACAAGCACGAGGCCCTCCATACGGCCAGCCTATGCGCCAATCTGATCGAGGAAGAACTGTGCTCACACCCTTACATCAAGGAGCATCGTGACTTGCTCAGTCTTGCAGAAGACGCCTGCAACAACTTGGCAAAGCTGTATCAGCAGATAGGCGCCGAGAAGAAAGCCGACATGGTGCTGGTGCCGAGGGAGCCGACTGAGGCGCAATACTTCGCCGCATATCGAGTCAAGCTGTCAAGCGGAGACATCTTGCAAGCGGTTGACGTGCTTTCTCTCTACCGCGCCATGATCGCCGCCGCAGGGGGAACGCGATGAAGCCAGTAGCCTGGGCGTACTACGAGGATGAGCAGATAGTTGGCCTGTACGACTTGCCTTGTGTTGATGCTGACCCTCTAGTGAAGCAGTCCGACGCCCAAGCCGAGATCGAGCGCGCCGTGCGGGTGGCGCTGGTCTACATCGTTTGCCCTGATGACCTTTCTCCGCAGAACCTTTACCACCCAGAACTAGCGCCACTCGTTGCCGACGTACTGGCGCGGCTGAAGGAGCGGACATGAGCGAAGCAGTGCAAGTACCGCTGGTCGAACTGTTGCAGAGTGTTCCGGCAAACGCGCGCCTAGTGATTGAAGAAAGCCCACTTTGCACTCGCTTTGTCCCTGTTGGCCGATACATGCACGAAGCAGCCGACGCCATCAAGGCGCTGGAGGCCGAGCGGGATGCGTGGCAAGCCACCGCCGATCATCACTACCAAGAGGCGTTTGCGCTCAAGGCCGAGCGGGATGCCGCCTACCAAGCCGGCATGGAGCGCGCGGCGGTGATTTGCGAGCAGGAATCCTTGTGGTGCGAGGACAAAACGCATGTGCCGATGGGGCGCCTGTGCGCCGCCGCCATCAGGAAGGAGATTGCAGATGAGTGATTTGCCGCCGTTGCCCGCCGACTGGATGTGGGAAGAAAGCTATATCTATGACGCCGCAGGCGATGCAATTCCCGCTGCCGACTACGTGCACGCCTACGGCCGACAGTGCGCCGAAGCCGAGCGAAAGAAGGCAGAGGAACTGCTGCGGGAGGCGCGCGCGGCAACCGTGGCCGCAATGGAACTTGCTACCGAGGCAGCTAGGCACCTTCCAGCAACGGCGCCCGTAGACATGGCGCAAGCAAAGCGGCAGTGCGAGATGGTGACGCAAGCGGTCGCCCGCATCGACGCCTACCTGGAGCGCGGCAATGGATGACCGGACGTTGTTGGAACTAGCAGCACGGGCGGCGGGGATTGACTCGCTGCGCTATGACGAGGCAACACAGTCATGGCGCAGGGATCGCTTCACGGTATGGAACCCGCTTGAATCGGACGGTGACGCATTCCGGCTTGCGGTGAAGTTGCAGCTTTACATCGGCAACGATGGCGGGGAAGCGTTTGCCATCATCACGCCGACCAGTGCTTGCCACGAGGAACACAACGGCGACCCCTACGCCGCCACCCGCCGTGCAATCGTTAGGGCAGCGGCAGAGATCGGGAAGGGCTTAGATGCTGCTGAAGCTTCCTGAGGCCGCACAACTGGTTAGGCTGTCCGTCAAGACCCTGAGACGGGAGATCGCAGACGGCAACCTGAAGGCAGGAAAGTTCCGGGGCGTGTATCGTGTCCGACCCGAGGATTTGGACGCCTACATATGTCGGTGCGTCGAGTCGGCAACCGTTGGCAAGTCAGACTCCGCGTCGGAGGCGGCAAGCGCATTGAGCGCACTCTTCCCCCAGGCGCGTCCAGAAACGACGCCCTCGCGGTCGAAAATACGATCCGCCGCGCGCAAATCGACATCCTTGCGGGTCGTAAGCCCGATTACCCAATCGACGCAGCCCTAGACCGCTGGCTGTCGGAAGAGGTCAGGCATCAGAAATCCGCCCAACGAACTAGACAGAGGGTCAACGTCCTTCGGGAGTTCACCAAAGGGAAGAGCCTGAAAGACCTTCAGGCAGTCGCGTCTCAGTTGAAAACGGCAGACGCCAAGCCCGCCACCATCAACCGCTATCTGTCTGTCCTCAGAAGGATCGGCAACCTTGCCGAAGAGTGGGGGCTGGTGGACAGGGCGCCCAAGATCACACTCTTGGAAGAACGCAACGAGCGGCACGTGTACCTGACGGCCGAAGAGGTTGAATCCCTTGCGAGAGCCTGCCGCGATCCCGAGGTTGGAGACTTCATCCGCCTTGCCGCGTTGACCGGGCTCAGACGCTCTGAACTGCTGGGGCTCAAGAAGATTGACGGGGCATTCATCCGGCTAGACGCCCGAACCAAGACCGGCAGACCGCGAGCCATTCCCCTGACCAGAGAAGCCCTCAGGATCGCGCAGGATCGCATCCCATGGACGATTGATGCCGGCACCCTTCGGCGGGAATTTGAACGCGCCAGGAAGGCTCTAGGGCGCCCGGACTGGCACCTACACGACCTTCGGCATTCGTTCGCCTCGTTTATCGTCCAAGGGACCGGGAACATGAAGCTGGCAAAGGAACTGCTGGGCCATACGACCATGGCGATGACGGACAGATATGCTCACCTGTCCGGGGATCACCGGGAGACGCTTGCGGCACTGGAGAAGTTTTCAGTACGGAAAGTGGGGAAAACGAAGTCGCCAAAATCGGGCAGAATGGCGAAACGCTAGAGGGAAAGCCGGGATGGCGGAACTGGTAGACGCACGGGACTCAAAATCTTCCGTCCTACGGGGACCAGAAGAACCCTCAGAGGCAGGCGTGCCCACAATTGCCCCTAAAACGCCCGAGGGTGGGCGGGAAATGGGGAAAATTGCCAAGAGGTTATAGGCCGTGACCATGCGATACCGCGCACCGCGACGCGATCTGACCGGCGAGCGATTCGGGCAGTTGCTTGTGCTTGGCTGGAAGGGCAATTCCCGTTGGCTTTGTCAATGCGAGTGCGGCAAGACGGCTGCGGTCATTACTGCCAATCTCAACCGAGGAAACACCACAAGCTGCGGATGTGTCCGCAACATCGCGTCATCAAAGCGCGCGACGAAGCACGGCCTGTATTGGACCCCCGCTTATCGCACGTACCTCAGCGTCTACGCGCGCTGTTGCCGTCCCAACAAAAGCGCCGCCTATGCGCAATACGGAGCCAAGGGCGTGACGATGTGGGAGGGATGGAAAGGCAATCCGGCGCAGTTCATCAAGGACGTAGGCCAACCACCGACGTCAGAACATACGCTAGACCGGATTGACAATAGCAAGGGCTATGAGCCCGGCAACGTGCGATGGGCGACCTCGATTGAGCAGGCGCGGAACAAGAGCAATAACGTGCGCGTTGAGTTTCAGGGGCAATCGTTCCCTTCGCTCTCGGCTTTTGTGGAGTGGCTGTTGCCGCAAACGAACCTGACAAAACCGCAGGTGCAAGCCGCTATAGAAAACGGGCTGCGCGTCAAACCTTAAAGGTCTCAACACCCCATTCAACCTCGCCCGCGTCTTCATCCACGACGCGCACTAGGGTGGGCGTTAAAAGCCTGCGGTCTTTGTATCGGACGACGCAGAAGCCGCTGCGCCACGGAACCACGTTGTCTTCGGTGTATGCGAACTGCGGACCATACGGCTGCGCCAGCGTCCCGCAATCCACGCCCCAGCGCGTCCCGCCGTAGTCCGTCACGGGGTACACCTTCAGCGAATGCATGTGGCCCGTCACGATAGAGCGACCAGCCATCAGCGCATTGTTGTAAGGAGCATGGATGCCCGACTTGTTCCGGTGCTTAATCACTAAATCATCGTTCACGAACAACGACATTGCCGGTTTCCACATCGGGAAGTGATCGCGGAGGGAAACCCCTTTAACGCCATCGTACTGCGGCGCCTGGTTGGCTAGGAACGCCTCAAACCGTGCATCGTGGTTCCCTAGCGTCCAATACAGATTCTTCCCCGCAACCGCCTCAATCTCGTCTAGCCGCTCCTTACAAGCCTGTAGCTCTTGGGCTACAGACGGCCTGCCGGACTCGAAACGCATCAGAGGGTGACGCGAGATACAGGCCCCGTCGAACACGTCCCCGTTAAGGACCGTTAGAGAGGGCTTGAGTTCTCGCAGGATTTCGAGGAAGGCCCTGTACGCCGTCGTTCTAATCCCCGGCCAGAAGTGGCAATCGGAAGCGATGACGATGTAGCCCGTATCAATGTCAAAGTGTTCCCTACCGTGAACCTCCAGAGGAAATTCCGGGCTCAGGCCCATTCTCTTTCCCTCGTTCAGCCTGTGCTGAAAGGTCGCTCTGTTGATGCCTAGCGCATCTGCCGCCTTGTTCTGGCTTCCGTACTTGGCATAAGCGTCAACGGCTTGCTTTGCGATCTGAGGGCTTAGGGGAGGTGTCGGCATCAAAAAAACTCGTCAGGCGGAATCATTAACTTGCGGCAGACCGTTTGGCCCATGCGGTTAAATGCTTTGTTGTGCTGATCGTCTTTCGTGCCTGGGCGCTTGCCCGTCAACTCTTGCCGCATGTGGGTCATCTCGTGAGCAACCGTGTAGATAAGCCCACGGAGCGTCAGCACCTTGTCTGCGTTGATGCCGATTGCATGGCGCCCTTCGTGATCGTTGTAATGGCCGAAGTCCTCGCCCTCGATCACCTCGAAATGCACTTCGGTTGCGGGCGGCAAGCGCCAGCCGCGAAACGGCGGAAACTCGCGCAGCATCGTGTACGCAGCAGCGATGTGGTGCGCGGTGACAATCATCGTTTCCACATGGCAATGAGAAACCCGATATTCGCCAGCGAGTACCCAGCGAAGATGATCCCTTGTGTCATCGGGCCTTTAACAAGGGACTCCACCGCAATCCATGCGTATGCGAACGTCACGCATAGCAAAAGCCAGAAACTCATACACGTCCGCAAAACATGCATAGGAAAAGCCGCTTTGTGATCATTGCGGCCACTCCGCTAGGAGCCTTCGCACGTCTGCGGCGTGTTCCTCAGCAGCTTCTGCAACCTGCAATCCAGCCGCTCGAAAATCTGCAAGTAGTGCCCCGAGGGCGGCGGCATACTCACGACAGGCGGCGATGGGATCACCGGAGGCGGCACCACATTCGGCGGCGGCCTGTCTGAGGTCGTTGCGCAGCCCGTCGCCAGCAGCAGCAAGAGAAGCAATGCGGGCCTGTAGTGCTTTGCGTTCGGCATGTCGTTCTGCCTCCATCCGGGCTCGTGTCGCTGCCCATTCCTGTTCCTTGGCGCGATATGTATTGAATGCGTATATCGCTGCGTCGGCCTGTGCTTCGCGTTCTTTGCTATGCCTTAACTCGGCTTGCGTGTACTTTGCTTCCCATCGGTTCCCGTTGACCCACCAGCCGGAACCGAAGGCTGTAGCAAGGCTGAGAACAAATGCAGCCAAGATGAGAACAGCGCGGCCAGGCATCAGACCGACAAGAAATGGGATCACGCGAGCACCTGACGGGCGATGTTCGTCAGCGCAATGCGCTCGGTCAGGCCGTTAAGCCCGCCGTTGACCCTCCGGGTTGTTTCTTGAACGTCGTCCGCTACACCATCAAGTCCATTGACAGACCAGAACCAGGCGGCAGAGTCGGATGCGAACACGGGGTCTAGGAGTTTGTCGGGCTCAACCAAGACCATCACATCCGAGGCTAGTTGGTAAGCCTGATAGTTGTTCCGCCCCGTAAGCTGCTTTAAGCCTCTCCCACGAAACTTCCATCCGTCACCGGGCTGGACATTGCCCATCCGGCCCTGGTAGACGAAGTTGGCAAGGGCTTCGGGTTGACGGACGAAAGGCAGGGCAGACTCCCTTGTGGGGAATCTCCGAGGCCAAACGACCATCAGTCTTTCGGGAGTTGTGTAGTTCAGATTCTCGGTAAGTCTTGAGAGCCTTGCGGACTCAACCGCGATCTGCCCGATGAACTCGGGAACCCTCTTTACATTCCACCGCCGAATGGCAACGGTCAGCGGAGAGGCAAAGGCGATAGAAGCCTCTCGGGTGCATCCTGTCGCTTGCCTGAGTTGTTCTGGTGTCACGACAGCACCATCAGGAAATAGACGAGCAGAATCCAGATGGCCCACAGCCACCCGATGTCTTCATCGTCGTTCATTTACGGGAGAGAAGTTCGTTCTTCTCCGCAGACCCGGAAGAAGAACCAAAGAAGTAGGAGACGACAGAACCGAACGCAGCCGCGAGAGCGCCAACTAGGATCAGCAATGGCTCTCTAGCTCCGGAAGGAGGCTCGACGTAAAAAAGGGCGACTACTGCCGCCCCGAACATGATGCAAATAACAACCGCTAGAAATAAATGCGACCGCTTCACTTTGGAATGACCTGAATCCATTGGGCAAACTTGATAAGCCCAGCCCCAGCCACACCAGCGGCCCCGCCAACGGCGACAAGCGTTTTCCATCCCCCCCTAGCTTCTGAAAGCGTTTTGTCGATACTTAGAAGGACTTGGCGCATTTCTTTGATTTCTGATTTCAATTCAGAAACGTCGTCCTCTAATTTT